TTATGAATTTTTCGCGTCTTGTAACTGCTTTTTTAACCCTGCATCTCCGTTGATCAGGAAGAAATGATCTTGTACGGCCGCCAGTACTTTGCTGGGCAGGTCAGCCAGAAACTCCAAATCTTCGCGGCTATCCGGGTAAAACATGGGATTGCCATCCTGGTCGACAATCATCAGCGCTTTTTCACGCACGCCGTTTAAACCATCATCGTAGCTGCTTTCAAATTCGCTGCACCGCTGAAAAAAATCGGTCATTTCGCGCACATTGAACATCTTGACATGCAGATGTCCATCGTACGGGGCAATATCCGGTACGGCGCTGATTACTGCCTTGCGCATATACTGGCGGGCGGCATTGATAAAGGCTTCTTTTGTGTTTGCGGTGTTGGTCATCTTATTTTGCTCCTGTTGTCATATCTAACTTACGGCTGCGACCATTAATTTGCAGTTCGATAGAAAACTGCCATTTATCGCCACTTTTACCATCCCAGTCCAAGCTGGTGATTTTTACCTGATAACCGCGCATATACTTGCTGCCTTTGGGTTTTAAGGTAAAAAATATGGTCTCCAGCTCCTCGGCCATCTCTTCCAGAAAATCCTGAACTTCTTTGTCTGGCGCCCACAATCCGGACAGGCTAATGGTGCCCGGCTCTTTTTCCAGCTCAGTGACAGCGCCCTCGTCGCAGATGGTGGTTGCATCAATTGCTTTAGTCTTGAGCGCCGCTATCTTGACGCTGGTGGCATCACAGAAGCTGTATCTTTTCACGGTGGTAAATTTAGCATCGGTCACCGTGCCGATATCTTCCCCGTCCAGCGTCATCAGCGCAAATGAGTCTTCGTTACTCACGCTAACAAGATAATAGCCATTAATAGCATCGTTTTCGACGCTCTCAACCCAAACCGCATCACCCGTTTTCAAGCCATGACCCACAGATGTAGCAATGGCTGGTTTAGTGTTTGTTAAATCACTAATAACTTTTGTCGGCGTCTCCGGCAGGTCGTAAAAGTAAGTGCGGCTATTAAAACTCATCCCGCGCTTCGCACTTTTCTTAATAGCCGGTTGCCCTTGTGTTTTTGCCATAAAAAACTCCATAAAAAAAGCCACGGATAACCGTGGCTCGTATAAAAAACAATTGTCAGTTAAACAATCAGATAATCAAAGGTTGCCAGATATTTCTTTCTGTCAATATCGTAAGAAAAGAATGGCGCTGTTTTAAGCAGGCATTCGATTTCGTCGCTAGCCTGTATCGTATCCATCACCTGCTGCACACATTGCGCGCGCTCCTGCGCCGTGCTGGCATAAATATCCACCTGCACCCGCGGGTTGAAACTCTGATAACAGTTTGTTGTCTCCACTTGCCCGGAAACAAGTACATAACGCATAGCTGGCCACATGGCCGGGTCTGTGGCGCTGTTCTGCACCGGTATCAGGTCTGGATAAACGCGCCCGCCGCATAAATCCTTTATGGTGCTGTAAAAAATAGCTATTTCTTCCATTCTTTCTGCACCTCTTCCAGCAATATTTTGGCTGCTTCCTTTTTAGCCTCCCCGCGCTTATTGTCATAAGCTGGACGCATAAACGGATGCGGCTGCGGCATGTTAATACCGTATTCCACAAAGGTGGCAATCTGTTTTGCTCCTTTGGGAATTTCCTTGGAATTGGATACGGTGACGATATGCTTGGAAGCCAGCCCGTGCCGTTCCGAGGCAGGGATGCGCTTCATGATGATGCTGCGCCCGACATGGCCGGGCTTCACTACTGTACAGGTTTTACCGCCCTTGCCGTCACTGTTGTAAACCCGGTAAGGTTTTGATGCCTTGTAGGCATTGTTTTTTGCCTCGTCCCGGATGATGGCTGCACCTTTGCCGGTGGCTTTTTTGGCAATGTCTTCCTGAACGCTCTTACCAAGTCGCCTTAGCTTTTTCTGCAACCGCTCCAGCCCGTTAACCTTAAAGTTGAATGCCATTTTTAACCCTCGTTCATACCCGTTGTACAAGGTAAATTAATTACTTCGGGGTGAGTCGAATCCGGTAATACTGCCTGAATATTGAAAATACTGCCTTTGTACATAATCCGGTATTCAGGAGTAATGTTGGCTGTCAGTTTGCTTGTGCGCACCTGTATCGACACGGTACAACTTGCCGAATCCAGCCCGTTTTTAACAAACTCACGGCCAGACAGATAGGACATGTTTGCCCATACCTTGCCGACATCAACCCAGTTTTTTTCAATATCCCCCAGACTGCCCTTACTGATTTCCGGGCGTTGAATCAATACCCGTTTATCAAGTTTGCCTGCCGCAATACTCATGCATCCCCCCACATAATCCGGTACGGCTGCAATAAAAACCCGACACCAAAAGGCAGCCATGCGGCATTCATTGCAGAAACCGCCTCACGGTTTTTATACCAGTTGGCGGTTAGCAGTAACATTGCCATGTCGACTGCGGAGTTGTACAACATGCCTGTCGGGTCTGTATCCGGCACTTCATTTTCGTACCAGTTGCGTCCGGTGAACTGTTTTACTGTTTCCTGTGCCGCTGCTAGATAAATTCTAAGCAAATCATCTTCGCTATCGTCATCAATCCGGCAATTATTACGAATATCTTCAATACTAATCATAATCGCCCTCAGCCGCCCCTTGCGGGGCGGAATAAACGGTTTTGGTTTGTTTAGGAATTCGGCGGCGTAGGTGGCGCAGGCTGTGTACTCTGAACACCCTGCAATTTACCCGTTACAAATGCATCTTTCCGGTAAATAGCCAGTGCCAGCCGCTCCTCGCACAATATGGTTACCATATTGCGAACAAAATCATCCTCGTTATTAAAGGCGATATTAATACCCATATCCCAGCGGTCAAAGATTTGTGCCCCCATTTTGAAAGCGCCAGTCAGAAACTCGCCTTGTTCCATAGACGGCGTGGCAACAACTGGCTGCCCCCATAATGTCGGGATTGCCTGCCCCTGCGGATTACCGATGACATAGCGGCCAATGTCATCCTTGGCCATTTCAATTTCTGCCCATTGCACCGGGTTGAGTACATGGCCGGTAGCACTGTAACCAGACAATACCACCTGCAACATGGCCAGACGTAACTGGTCAATAATGGTAAAGTCCTTAACGTTACTTTTATTTTGAAACTTTGTAGCGTTAGGTATCAGACCTGTTATCTGCGCGCCACCACCAGCGCCATTTAATAGCTGCTGCTCTTCCTTGAGTTTCAGGCCGTACCGCAGGCGGCCATCAATCATAGATTGCAAGCCGGAAGCGTCACTCAATATCTGTCTGGTTGCTTTAAGCCAGTGGGCAATAGTTACAACCGGCACCGTTTCCTGCACAAAGTTTAAATGTGATTCAGGCTTTATACGCCCCTCAGGTACTATATCAGCTTTATTATCAAAAAATTCTTCTCTGGGTACGATTATCATGTCTCTATCGGTATTGCCCGGCGTAAGCAAATCACGCACCATTAATCGCTGCTCCGGCAAGGTGACAGTACTAACAACGTGTGGCTGTACTAATGCACCGGCACTGTAACTCGTGTTGTCTGAACCGCCCAACTCTTTAGTATTAATAGGAATGCGCAGCTTGTCGCCTTGTGATATGTTGGCGCAGTTTTTAAACTGTTCAGACTTAACCACCATACTCCCCAAAGTCTGCTTGCCCTGCGGGGTGACAGGATTGCGCGCCTGCGCCTGTTCCATATCCAGCACTTGCGACTTAAGGCCATTAACTTCGGTCAGCAGCTTGTCAACATCGTTTTTAAGTTCTTCGGTAACTTTGTCACCTTTCGCAAGCTTGCCTTTAAGCTCCTCGCCAAGTCCCTTAACTTCGTCAACGGCCTTATTAACCGCTTCCTGCTTTTCTTTCAGCACTTTAGCCAGTTCACCTGCTTTGATTTCATCTGCATCAGCCATCTAGTTAGCTCCTAAAATTCGTATAACTTCGTCTATTTCAGACACGTGGTTGGTTGGTGTTGCCTTTTGTGACAACGAAAAAAAACCGCTGTCGTGAATGACAGCGGCCTGCTTTGCATTAAATCCGTTTTGCATTAACAGCGCTTTGAACTGTTCAGATGAGGGTAAGCCATGATCATGCTTGACATAGTCCACCCTGGCTTCCGGATTGGCTGGAAAAATGACGACGGATATTTCATATAGTTTTACTTCTATCAGTTTGTTGGTATCTGCTTGCCGGTCGTATTCCTGCCGCTCGATGCTATAACCAATCGACAGGCCATCAATCGCCTTGGCCTGCAATAATGCATGCGTTTCCCGCGCTTTTCCTATCTGGTCGATCAGCAATCTACCCTCGACATACAGCCCTCGCTCATCTTCAACCAGTTTGGTATAGCAGCCAATAGGTGCGTTCCAGTCATGATTGAATAACACTGGTGGCATGCGGCCGCGGGCTTCCCATTCCGCCAGCGACTTTGCGAACGCCCCCGGCACTACCACATCACCATAAGAATCTACATTGCCATTTATAGAACCGTAACCCGAAAAAAAACCGTCTTCTTTGACGGATTTAATTTCAAGCGGCATATCAAGACGTTTTGTCTGCATCATTCTTGCCTCTTTAATGTTTCATTTGCTGCATGATTCAACGTACCCATATTTAACTGCACGGTTAATTCGTCCCCGCCCTCCACGGCCGGCAAGTCTTCAAGGTCGCGCACATGATTGCGTGAATAAATCCCGTTTTGCACCATTGAGGTATAAAAGCTGGCGCGGTTGGCGGGTGAAGCGCGCAATAGCCCCTCGGTATTAAATTTGGGTGTATAAATCTTGCGCTCCGCCGGACTTAACAATTTGCGCGTAATCGTCTGCTCAATCCGCGCCAGCTTCGGCACCATTACAAATGCCTGAAAACTAAGCACCGTGTTTTCGTAACTGGATGCCCAGCTAGACGATTTACTGGTGTGGCCAATTAATTGCGGTGGTACCGAAAAACAGCGGCAGATTTCCTCAATGCCAAACAGGCGTGATTCAAGCAATTGGGCATCAATCGGGCTTAATGACGGCGCTCGGTTTAAAAGGTCAAAACCACCCTCAAGTATTGGTGTCTTCCCTGCGGCACTTGCCTCTGAAAACTCTTGCAGCCATTTGCGGGTTTTCTTACGCTGCTCCTCATTCAATATCGGCGCCCCGCCTTGCCCTGTACCTCTGTATACAAGTACATCGCGCCCTTTGAAACGATTCTTGTAATCGTGTGCTGTAGTATCATTGGCTTCCATTTGCAATCCTAGGATTTCTGCGCCATAGGACAGCGGAGAAAGCCCAGTTATTCCGTCCATCGTGAAATCTTTCAAATGAAAAACATCTCGGTCGGGCAGTTTTCGCGTTCCATCCCTTTCATTGTATTCATATACTACCGCACCCGTTTGCAGGCGGGTTATTTTCATTCTGGCCGCATCAAGCACTTCCAGCGATATAATCCGCTCACCTTTGCGTTTGATTTCAGCAAATGCATTGCCATATATGTCTATTGAAGTCATCAATGCCTGCCAGAATTCGCATGGGTTCATGTCGGCATTGGGCGCATAGCGAAAGATGTCATACAAAGGATGCTCAGTAGCAATATTTTTATCCGCAGTTCGTAAGGCAAAAGGCAGGGTAGACACCAGTCCGGAGCGTAAATTAATACATGCCCACACAGCCGAAAGCTTTAACGCTTTTTCTGGCGTCACCATGACGCCACTAACCGACGATGCGCTATCAATTGCCATGATGCTCTCGCCTTTGCCTAGCTTTAACTGCGGCCTGAAAGCACTCAGAATGCGGCGAAAAAAGCCAGTATCCTGTAAATCAGCCATTGTTTAACCTATTATGTAGTTGTCTAGAAAAGAATCAAGGCCGCCGTTATATCGTGAGGTCGGATTGGTCGCCATCACGGCCACGGCATCAAACAGCGCCATCAGGCTGTCAATCTTGGCAAAACCTGCATACTGTTTGGTTACCTGAATACCGTTGCCCGATTGGATAACGCGGGCGTTACCAACATTCCAGTTCATCAGTGGTTGATTAGCGTGCCACATATTTTTGCTGGCTAAAGCGCGCTCTGTGGCTTTAATAGTGCCTGTCATTTTGAAGCCTTGCGATATCGCTTTAAACAGACCATCAGCAGGGAAAGCATAGCCACTGTCAACAAATTTATTATGGATGGTTTGTAAAACTGGTTCCATGCCATAGCGGTCAACTGCTATAGAGTGCAACAAACCCGTTTCGCCCACTTTCAAACATATCTCAGCCACTTCTTTCAGGTCATCGCCTACATTTTGGCAAAAGGTCATGTCACCGTCTTTCACAAAACTATCCAGTTGCGGCAGGATGTCCTTGCGATTATTCAGCACCGGCGGGTTTGCCCATGCATAACACCATGAAAGCCAGCGCTGAGTGTCTTTTTCCCGCCCAACCACGGCCAACCCAAACAGGTCATCATTACCACCGCCGTCAAGCCCTATTACAACCACCTCGCTGCGTTCTAGCAGCGTATCTAGCGTCAACGTGTCATCTGTCTGCGCTAGCCAGTAATCTGCACCACTCCAGCGATCTGAGCGTAAATTTAACCCGACTTCCTTGTTTAAGTGCTTGGCCTCAAACTCAATCAGCGTTTCTTCGCCTTTCAGTTCGGCCTGTCGATACTCACTAATCAGAAAAGCCTCGTCTACTGAGTAGCCAAGGCTTGGATTGGTTATATAGAAGTTTTCAGGCTTCTTATACGCTCCCGACTTAATAAGCGCAGCCGGAAACTCATATAAAACCGGCAAATAAGTCTTATCAACAAGCTCTTTACCCTCTGCCGTCTTGCCATCCCGTACCGAACGCGCATACTCCAGTTCCGTTTTAAACACACCAGCGGGCGGCTCTCGGGATTGCGTGGACAAAATAATTAAAAAACCATCCACTTTAGACATCAGGCCGCCGGTGGCTTCTTTAATTATGGATTCCGCATTCGCCATCGCGCCAAATAAATGATGTTCATCAATCAAAACAAAGGCGGCTTTCAGGCCACCTGCTGTTTTATCGTCCGCAGCCACAACTTTCAGGGTTGACTTAGTAGCTAAATGCGTTATCGTCCTTGTATGCTTGGAAATGCTGTATTTGTCCTGCATTTCCGGGTCAAACTCAATCATACCCGCCGCAGGTTTAAACGAATTATCAGCCACTTCTTTCGTTGGCGCCAGAATGATAGCCTCAGCTAAATTACGTTCATTCAGTTCGAGGGCGGTTATCATAATTCCGGCAGCAATGGTTGATTTAGCGTTTTTCTTGCTAATCAGCAGAAAGAACTTTTTGATTAGTCTGCGCTGCGTATCTGGATCAAGTGCGCCAAAAATCGCACCAACAAAATCAAATACCCACTGCGGCATTACATCACGCATTCTTGGCAATCCGGTCATGTCGGGCACTATCAGATCACCAAATACCTCAATCGCAATCTCTGCCACGATAGGAAATAGCGGTTCACTGGGCACCAATGACTGCCGGTTAACAATCCGCTCTTCCCAGTCAGGGCAGGCTGTCACCCAATCAGCCATTTACTTCACCTGTTTCAAACCTTTCTGCTCTAGCCGCGCAGACAGTCCGCCAGCGCGTGATTTTTCAATGGCCACATCTCTGGCCGCCTCTTTCTTGCCGGTCTCGCCAATACGCCCATGCTTATAAGGCATCAGGGTTTTAGCGGCATCAATCCGCAGCTTGTGCGGCCAGCTGTCATCATTCATTACCATCACCAAAAACTGCAAAGGGTCATCACTGGGCGGTGATGCAGACTTAACAGGATTAACATCCGTGTTAATATCATTGTTAACAATTTTGTTAATATTTTTGTTAAGTCTGTTTTGCTGTTTTTTCAGCTCCTCAATGCGTGCTAAAACGGCCTGATTTTTCATTAAACGACATGCGGCAGCGGCTGCACCATTCCTGCTGTAACCCGCATTAACACAGGCTTCCGTCTGATTTATCCCCGCAGCCACATTCAATGCGAATAATTCCTGTTTATCATTAAGTGACATAGCAAATTGCCTATTTTTTGAGCAGATTTTGTTAATTAACAGGTGTTTTCAGGCCATTTTTTTTATAAATGAGAGGGCGCGCGGTGTCGGCGGCGATAGTAACCCAACTTTACTACCACCCCTGCCTACTTTTTAAGCAACCTAAAAATAATAATAAATAGTTACTCAATGTTACTATTCCACATAAGAATATAAACCAAAGCGATAACATAACGTTACTATCTGTATGCGTAATAATCTAACCGGCTACATCCATCACTAAGTAGATTTACCATCCACGCTTGTATCGCTGCCGCAGTTCTTTGGTGGTTTTATGCTTATGACAATCCGCGCATAGCACTTGCAAATTGCTATCATCATTACTGCCACCTAACTCCAATGGAATGATATGGTCAACCTGTAAGCTGCCACCAATACAACCGCAGGATCGGCATCGAAAACTATCCCGTGCCAGCACCCGCTTCTTTATCTCCTGCCATTGATAGCCTCGTATGCGCTTTGTAGCCCCCGGTTTATCCCTGAGTACCGTGGCAGATGAACTGTTAAACTCAGGTAGGCTACTTTTAAGCGTTGGTATCTTCATGGCTTCGTGTCAGTAGGTAGTGAATCTTATGGGCTGCGCTATAGCTTTGCAGTACTTCGGCAAGCGTTGCTTCAAAGCCATCTTTATCAATAACGGATTTAAACCAGCCACCATGCCTAATCACGCACGGATACCCGCCCTGTGATGGCTCAATATCTACTAGCGTCTTGCGTACTCTAGCTTTACTTTTACTTCGCTTTATCGCAATCACTTTTAAATCAGATGGATTACAGTAAGGCCGTCTGCCAACCTCTAACACCAACTTGCCCTTGCTGGCAGTATGTACCTCTTCGCAAAACCGGGTAAGCACAGCATCAATTTCTGCCGCCTCTTTTTTCTTATTTCTGACAACTTCAAGGCCGTTGTAATACGCCTGTGCAAAATCTATAGGGTTACTCATATCCCAACTCCAACAAAAAACCCGCCTGAGGTGGGCGGGTTGAAAGATTCAAAAATTGATGTACATAAAAGGAGATTTTAAGAAACAATATTCTTGAACAAGATTTATCTTAAGTCTTATCCGAAGAATAGCTGAATTATAATTTTTCACTACGCTTTTTTCAAGCATAAATGACTGTTAATGCATCTATTTTACATTATTTTTCAATCTTCGTTTATTTGACCGTCTAGCTTTGAAATGCAGTCACAATGCAGTTTATTTATTATAGTTTTTATGTGCCTCAATTTTCTGTTTAGTTTCGGCGCGCTAAAATTAAATTTATCCTGCATTTGAGTGTAAGTTCTATTCTTCAAAAATAAATACTCCAGCAACGCATCGCACTCCAATGGCTGAATATATGAATCTCTATCTAGTACATAACTTGTTAAATCAATAATGCCTGATAAGTCATAACCATATTCAGCTTTAATCAGCGTCCATTCAATATCGTTTAAAATATTTTCCACCCGGCATAGAACCATTGCGCTATTTGCATGCCAATCGTGCTGACTTAACCCTGAGCAGCAACGATCAACAACCCCTTTGCTTTTAATCCATTCCTCAATTCTTGCCGAATTGCTTTTACCCATAATCAATGTGTTTTTAATATAAAACGCCTGACACAGTATTTCATCAACTGATTCCCAACACATTGAGGCGGTGCTTTTGATTAAATTAGCTGTACATGTCATATTTTCTCCAGTCTTTAAACTTAACATCATTTTCAGCTCCCCAAGCTGTTATATACTCAATCAGACTAGCCATGCGCTTAACCCCCATCTGCGCCGTCGATTCCCTTAGATTGATAACCTCACCCTCTAGCCCTATCGCCATTTCTGCCTGCCCGCCAGTGGCTATCCGATGACCACTTACAAAAATCATCTTCCACTGTTCAATACTCAGTTTTTTGCCGTTGAAAGTCTTCTGTTTGGCAATATCTCCCAGCATGGCATGCAGCTTTGCATTCTGTTCATCTGATCGGGTAATGCTTCGCACCTCAATGGAAATTACATCATGAGTATTTAGTAATGTGCCTACAAAATCCCAAGCAAGCGTCATTACATCCCGTTTATTTTTTTTGTTAATTCTGCGTTTGAATCTTTCAGTCATAGCAATGCCCGCCTTTTTTCTTTGTATAACCTCTCTAGCTGGCGTAAATCGTCTTTAGTGTAGTGGCGTGGCGCGTTATCAGACTCCAGTGCTTCTACAGCCTCCAATCCAATACGCTCAATTAACCCGCAGCGATAGTTGACATGGTTGCCACTTAAATAATTGTTGCAACGCTTACACTGGCCATGGCAGTTATCTTCATTAAAGCGTAGATTAGGTGCTGAACCTACCGAACGATAATGCCCTGCATCGTAACCGTTAGGTGTATCAGGCAAAGGATTACCACAGCTAATGCAAGACTGGTGCTTATCTCTCAATCTGATAAAGGCATTAAATGCCGCCTGTGCGCGCTTCGTAAGCTGCGGTTTGGTTTCTAATGCGTGCCTGCGGGCTTTTATAACCGCTCTTTCCCGTCGTTTTGCCTCCGCCTGTGCTTTTTTGTTTGCAGCCTCACGTTTCCTTTTGTTCAAGGATATAGCGCAAGCTGAACTGCAAACAATCTGTAATGGGCGCAGCTTTTCAAACTCTGCACCACACCAGCGGCATTTGCGCTTGGGTGATTTTCGTAGCTGCTTCATTTCCTTGTCCTTAATCTTTCAGCTCGCATCAGTTCTTGGCAGCGTTTTTGTTGTTCTGCATTTTTTCTGGCTATCCACTCTTCCCGCTTCTTTCTCAGCTCGTCTTCTATTGGCTCAAATTTGCCTTTTGAACATTCTTTGCGATAGGAGCAATATCTCCATATCTCATCAAACCGACACCAGCCCCAGCCACCTTTCCTTGTCATCTCATCGGCGACATATTCGCCTTTATTATTTTTTCGTTTCAGCATCCAGTGACGGCAAGCTATACAGGTGTTTTTAGCCACGATACGACCCCCAGTTAAAGCCAAGAATTAAGCCACCACCCTCTTTTAGCCTGTCGACGATGCGTTCACCCAATGCGTCTTTAAGCTGGTTTATATTCAGATTGCTAATAACAATCGTCGGTTTCATGTTCTGATAGCGGGCATTAAAGACATCGAATAACGCACGGCTTTCTGCATCTGTACCAGACTGAATGCCAACCTCATCAACAATCAGCAGGTCATAATTTCCAAAGGCTGTAATGATTTCTGTTTCAGTGTATTCAGCGTTGTAGCTCTTCGATTCTCTAACCAGCCTGTTAATCTCTGAAACGCTGGTAAATCGCGCTGTACCACCATAGTGTTTAATGACGCATAAAGCCATCGCGCTGGCGATGTGAGATTTTCCTGTACCAGTATTGCCCAGCATTGTCATACAGCGCCCAGAGTGCCCCTGAGGGCTGCTAAATTCAATCAAAAAAGCCTTGGCGTCGTTAATTACATCCTGTTGCTCTTTGCAGCTCACCTGATAGCTTTTCAGCGTTTTGCCAAGAAAGCGTTTTGGAATGCCTGAATTGCCGATTAGTTCGTCAATCAGTTTGCTTTTGCGTTCGGCAGCTTCTCGTAACTGCGCTGCTTTTTCGTCTGCAATGCGTTGTTGTTCACGTTCACGTTCGCACTCTGGGCATTTGGTAACGCGGCCAGATTGGTATTTCGTTTGCTGGTATTCACCATGTGTGCTGCATGTGGCTGTGCTTTGTCCGGCAACCACAAACTGCGGGTGGTGGGCAAACATGCTGCCTACCGATGTCAATCCGCTTACCATGACAATCTTCCTCCCTCTGTGTGGCGTGGCACGTCTTTAACGCTTGGCTTAACTGCATTGATTTGCGTCATCTGCTCGCCCCTATGCATGTCAGTCAATACCTGCTGATAGTTCTGGAGCAAGCAACCAAATCCATGCCTAGACTTCACAAACCAGCTATCGTTGTGTGATACAAAATATTCAGCCAGTGATGGTGCAACCTCCTTGCCAACGTATCGAACCAACGTTGCAACCTGCCCTCTGGTTTTTGGATTGGCGGCTGGTAGTATCCCGTACCGATTGCGATAGGCTTTTGCGTAAGCTTCCCAGCAAGCGATGTTGTCAGGGTTCGCATGTTTTGATTTTTTCACTTGCTCCGATGGCACTGTGGGTGCGTTAGCAACCCCCGTGCCTATATTTTCTGTATTCTTATGCAGTAATCTATTGCTGTAATCTAATGCTCCTTTATACGAATCCCCCATTTGTGCCCCCGCGAATCCCTCATTTGTAGCTTCGCGAATACCTGATTTGTCGATTCCCGAATCCCCTTTTTGCGTTTCGGGAATCTCCGATTTGTCGTTTGGTGATTCGTCATTCGGCGATTCGGTATTTTCTGTTTCGCTATCCGCCAAATGCTTGTAAACAAGCTCGTCATAAGCAGCAAAATCAATCCTAAAATAAAGCCGGTGTTCTAGCCTTTTATGTGTCTCATGCAGAACTCCATGCTCTTTTAATTTCTTCCGAGCCGTTTCCTGCTCTTTTGCACTTAATCCGGTTTCATCTTCAATCTGTGCAGCAGTTTTATATATTCCAAGCTCGTGCTCAGTCTTATCTGACCAATACACTAACTGTCCGAATAATATGGCTGCATTTACACTACCTAGCAGCCTTGCTAGTCTCGGGTGATAGGCTATTGGCCTACCTAGCAGTTTTAATGTCTCTGATGGGCTCATATTCACCTCTAACCTAGGCTAACCAGTGAGTAACGCGCGTAACGTCTCCCTGATTTTTCATCTTTCACCATCAGCGTATTAATTACGTACCCATCTTGCTTTAGGTCATAAATCCGCGCGCCTAGTCGCATACAGCCAAACTTGCGCAAGGCATCTAATGGCGTTATTGAATTGCCAGCTCTCATATACTCAAGAATCTGACTTGTCTGAGTTGTTTTAGTTGTCATTGCGAGCATCCTTTTTTCTGGCGTTTGCTATTAAGAGGAAGCGGGAATGGACGAATTTCAACCGCTTGCACCTTCCCAGAATAGCTGGCGTGAATAAAGATATTTCTTCCACTTCTTAGCGCCTTACTTATAGCGCCCTGAGTTAATCCAAGTTCCTTGGCAGTCTTGTGCTGTCCATTATTTTTTACATAATCCGATAAAGGTATTTTTTTCATTTAGCACCTGAGTAATAAGTTTTAAACATATTATTACCGCTTGTAATTATCATTGTCAATACCGGCGGTTGTTGTTTTTTGTGAATACCAACGGTAATAATTATTAAAATTCAATGGTGAACTTATGACTAAATCTGTGAAAAAACGCCCTTTAACATCTGAGGAGTTACTCGAAGCTAAAAAACTAAATGAAATTTACAAGGCAAAGAAAAAAGAATTGAATTTAAATCAATTGAAAGTTGGTGATCTAATGAATATTAGCCAAGGTGCCGTAAACCATTATCTAAACGGGATAAATGCACTCAATTATGAATCTGCTTCACAATTTGCGAAAATTCTTCAAGTCCCCGTTTCCGATTTCAGCCCCCGTTTGGCAAAAAAAATACAAACTCTAGTTCCAAGAGATTTTGCCAGCAATGTCGGCGCTAAAGGAAATTACCTTTTATGGGACGATGATAATCCTCTGCCAGAAGATGAGTACGTGCTTGTCAATTATTATAAAGATGTGCGTCTTGCTGCGGGAGATGGGTCATATGATTGCACCGACTATAATGACTTTAAAATTGCGTTTCCACGTAATGCATTAAGGAAATGTGGCGTCTCGCCAAACAAGGCAGTTTGCATGACGGTTAAAGGGGATTCCATGGAACCAGTACTGCCGGATGGTGCTATCGTTGGCGTCAACTTAGATAGAAAAAGAATAATAAATAATGAGATTTATGCATTCAGGCATTCCGACGTTCTCCGCATAAAGCAATTATCATGGAACAAGGATAATACTATTAATATCCACAGCTTCAATTTATCTAGAAAAGACGAAACCGCATACTTAGAAGAGATGGAAATTATTGGACATGTCTTTACATGGTCGGTAATTAGATATATCCCTTGAACTTAATTAGTAATATTTTTATTTTGAGGTAGAAAGTATCAATACTATTAGTTGATTGACTAATAGTATTTTATTATAAACACCAAGCCACAACTTTCGGTTGTGGCTTTTTTTGTTGTCTTTAAATAATAAAAATTTCCAAGCGACAAAAAACAAACATATAAATATCAACAGCTTAATAAAATTATCTAAATATTTATTACCTGCGGTATTGATATATTTAATTACCGCTAGTAATATACACCCATTGAACAAACACAGACACCGATGACCTCAGTATGAAAAAGAACTGGGGAAACGCAGCAAAAGGAAAGACAGGCTAGGTTGCCACGCTGCTATAAGTTGATAGCGACAATGGATTGTTCATTGTTCTTTAAATAAGCTGCCGAAAAATCTGAGACAAGTATGAAACGAGTTTAAAAATCGCAGCCCATTCTAACGAGTGGGCTTTAGTTTTTGAATTTAAATAAAGCTAAAGGAGTAAAAAATGAAATATGCTGCTTCATTAAATACAAACATCACCAACCCAGAACCTCACGGATATTTGGATTTTATGGCGCGTGAAGATGCTGCATGGGCAGCAAGCGACCTACTCGCAGAAAAGAATGCAGAAACAGAAGAACAGCTAGCTGATGATGAGTTGATACAGGTTGCTGATGACGCTATCGGGGAACTGTATAGCTCAAAATTCTATGAGGATATACAAAAGGTAGCAAATGAGCTGGTTAAGGCAATTTATTTAGGCGGCCATTACAGACAGCAGACAGTAGGCCAGATATTAAGCCATCTACCACTAGAGGCTGAAAAAATGGTTACTGAGTATATTAAAGAGAACGCAAATTGAAAGTATTTAATCATGATTGAAGTTACTGAAAAAGCAGAACCCGAAATTAAATATCCAGTAGGTAGACAATGGAAACCTGATGATGAGGACGAAGAAACTACGGTTGCTATTTTTTGGAATAGGTTTCAGGGTGCAATCCTATGCGGTAATAGTGCTAGCGGGCTTGTCGGGCGTACAGCTTTTCTCATACCTTGTGATAATTACGTTAAGTGGCTACCCGTGGATTTCGAAATATCAGAGGGATGTATTATTTTTGATGGCGGTAAAATTGTTAAAGAAGAAATTATATACCCAGTAGCTAGAAGACGGAAATACGATGGATTGCTTGTTATCTATACTGCTTATAAAGCTGGAGTAGTAGCCAATGTGGGTAGAAGAGGAAAACCTAATAAGGATACGTATGTGGGTTCTTGCGCTAGGGATTATTGGGATGAGGCTATGAAGTCTACGGATTCTGAGTGGGAACCGGTCAATTTAAAAATTTATGGGTAATCTATTAAAGGTTATGATTAATCATGCTTAAAATTACTGAACGGAATATACCGGAAATTAAATATCCAGTAGGTAGAAGACGGAGTTATGATGATGTGGTTGCTATTTTCTGGGGTGAGTGTAAATGTACGGTTGTTTGTAAAGGGACGTCCAATACCCCTCTTGGCTATATAACAGGAGATTCGGCATTCCATGTGTTAATTAGTGATTGGAAGCCGGTAGATATAAAAATATCAGCAGGGCAAATATCCATAGAGGGTAACACGGTTACAGGGGATGAAGTTATATATCCAGTAGCTATGCGAAATAATAAAAACAACATGATTGTTATCCTTACTGAGCCTAATGTTGGGGTAATAGCTGATCCGGGAAATAGCGAACATATGGATAGGGAAATTGGGGAGAAGTATCACTTATGTGAAACAAGCAGTGTATGGACGGCGGTTAATCTAAAAATTTGTGGATAACTTATCAATTCAAATGCATTCGATGAGTGCATTTGCGTGGATGAGTAGACAACGCCGGCTATTAGCTGGCGTTTTTATTGGAGATTGAAATGCAACCCAATCTAACCAAGGAGCAAATTGATATCCAGAGAAGTTTTTTTGAAAATTGGATATCTCGCACGCCAGACATTTATATGAGTTATCCCTTCAGTGCTCGTTATTTTAATGAAGAGAAATACGATAACGAGGAAGTTCAATTCCTTTGGGAAGTTTGGTTAGCGATTTATGAAGCTATGTATTTGAGTAATGAGACTAATAGTTATATTGATGTTGAGCAAGCATACGATACTTCTTTTGCTGCCATCCAATTCAATAATAGCAATAAACCATTAGAACCTTATGAAGTAGACAATATGCGTAAGGTATGGGATGAAATGTATGACACATATGTAAGATTGCCCTAGCCACGAACATTACCTTTATTGGAGTAAAGGACCACTGATGAATACATTCAAGTTAGAAAGTAAAAGATAACTATTTTAGGGAGATAGATGGTGATTAAACTACAGATAACTGCATTTATTGCAGTTTTTTTTATGACTGCTTCAATGATGATATTACCTGTACCTACTGAGACAGAGCAGCTACAGATGCAGCGCGAATACGTCGCCAAACAAATGCAACAAAAAGAGCGGTTAGCAGATTTAGAAGTTAAACGGATAGCTGATGCGTATGCGCGAATGAGTGATGCAGAACGGCTACGCGGTGATGCTGAGGCTTTATATTGAGAGGTCAGAAAAAATGTATATGTATATGACTAAATTTGTAGACGTGGTATCAACCCTTCCCAGCTGGGCTGTTTTGAAGCTTAATGACAAGAACGCGGCAATCCTCGCCCCATTTGAACTTGGCTATGGGGAACGGCTTTTTTTGTATATTCACAGTAGAGACGAATTATCTTTTAAGTTGACGGACGATGGTCGAGCTGCCAATTACGTCGCTGATAGAGAATTAGACCTAACAGAAGAATTAATACATGAATTAAATAATACGCACGGCATTAAATACGCACATGTTGAAGCCTGCGGCGAAATCATAGCAGAGCACAGGGATTTAAATCTATTGCACAAAGCCGTCGAGGACGCAGCAAAGTTGGCACTCGCTATGGTATTTAGGTGCCCTAATTAGGAGGTGTTAAGATGACTAAGAATGAAGAATTAACATTAAAAGAAGACTCTTGGGAGATTGAACGCCGCGATGACGGTCGAATTCTGCTTTTTTCTCCATACGAGATTGTGGATGGTGAAAACTTTTGTCTTTTTCTTACTGTTAATGATGAGGAGTTCGAATTAACGGATGACAATTACGTCGCAATGACCTTGTCTCACCGTGGATGGAATATGCCAGAAAAAGTAATTGATAAGTTAAATCGTTTTGCATATGCCAATTATAACTATGCCCGAATAACTTCCAGTGGGGAAATCATAGCATCAAGTAGCAAGAGATGGGCGTTGTTAATAGCGATTCACGAAGCAAGACAATTGAAAAATATGATGGTATTTTACTATTACATTCGGGGTCGGAGGGATTGATGTCGGACACTTCTGCAAGATGGTTTGTAATTAGGCTTTCGCCTGATTTAGCTACTGGCGAGCTATTAAATATAGGCGTAGGGATTATTTATAACAAGCAGGTATTCACCAAAATAATACCTAATACAAAACCTTTTGAATTGTTGTACGGCGATCATGTCAAGGAAAACCTCAGCTTTTTGCTTGATTTATTAAAATCAAGCAGAGATAGCTTTTCAGCCCTTAAATCGATTTCTCCACATCTTTCTTTCAGTTCATTGAACTTTGTTGCTGGGGACAGTGTTGAGGGCATACTTGATAGATTATATAAAAGTATGATCCGGATCGATAGAAATTTAAATAATTAAACAGCTAGTATCTAGTTCAAGGATATACAAATGAATAATGTAACTTACAAGCCTGTAAAAGCAGGTATTCATGTTGTTGTCTTCCGTACAGTCATGAAGAAAGAAAAAAGTAACCGAGCAAATAACTTAGGCCGCGGTAAATGCAAATCTGTCAAAAAAGTTATCGCAGAAAAAACATTGGATGGATGGGATGCAGCTTACGCGTGGAGTAATCAGTTTTTTGGTGTAGGTGTGTTCTGACCCGCCCAGCGCGCAGGTGGCGGGATTAATAACAGCGCGCAGCACATGGTTAGTCCTCCTTTGCTTTCGTGTGTGCCGACTGACCGCCGTAAGCGGTCGTTATTCAAAACAAATTATCGGAATTGAAATGGTTAAATGCACATACTGCGGCAATGATGCGGAGCTGGTTACTGGAGAAAGAATTTACCCTCACCGGCCAGATTTATACGCGCTTAACTTTTGGCTGTGTGCTCCCTGTGATGCGTATGTAGGCTGCCATAAAAAAGGCGCAAACATTCCAAGAATTGGGAAAAGTGATGGCACATTACCGTTAGGCAGTCTTGCTAATGCTGAGTTAAGAATGTGGCGACAAGCTGCGCATTCCGTACTAGACCCTATCTGGCAATCTAAACAGATGGGGCGAAGAGATGTTTACAGGAAGCTGGCAAAGCATTTAGGCATACGCTATAGAAAATGCCATATTAGCTTGTTTAGCATTGATAGATGCCGAAAAGCTATTGAATTTTTAAAAAAAGAATTTCCGGCCAGTCATTAGCTGGTGTTTATTGAAAAATAAGGATGTATAAGATGGCAAAATTAAAACAATTGCAGAGCTGTAAATGGATTCATGAAAAAAGCGGCATTGTGGTTACAAGAGCAAATCCAGGATTTAAAGTAAAAGTCCCAAGTTCGGCAACTTGTTCGGCGCATTCTACAACTTGCTCAACAATCAAAGACGCTAAGCAATATATAGATATGATTATCCAGCCTTGCGGATATGATCCAGATAACCCTGTAACAATTCGTCAATTAATATGGCAAGCCCAAGAACAAATGCAATCAAACGATCCTAACATAGTCGAATGCGCAAGAGACAATCTTGCCTCGTTCGCTGTTGCACTTGCAAACGGCTGCGCCCTTGATGATCACATTTATTAATCTTGAATAAGCCTAATAAGCAAAAAACATGCCAGCCTAATGCTGGCTTTTTTATTGGAGTTTGAAAATGAGTAACACCAACGCAATCCAAAAGGCAAAAGATATTAAATCCTTTTTAAACAACCCAGCCATTCAGAAAAAAATGCATGAGCTGGTTAATAAAAATGCCGCCAGCTTTGCAACCTCAATCATGCAGATTGTGAACAATAATGAAATGCTTCTGAATGCTGACCCATTATCTATTTTTAATGCAGCGTGCATGGCGGCAACTTTAAACCTGCCAATTAATAACAGCTTCGGCTTTGCCTATATCGTCCCCTACCATAATAAAAAAACAGGGCGAGTTGATGCGCAATTTCAGCTTGGCTACAAAGGGCTAATACAGTTGGCTCAGCGTTCAGGGCAGTTTAGGCGCCTTGTTTCATTGCCGGTTTATAAAGCTCAATTAGCTGAGAAAGATTTAATTAATGGCTTCAAGTTTGACTGGGAGGTTGAGCCTGATGAAAATGAAAAACCTATCGGCTTTTATGCTTATTTCAAGTTAATTAATGACTTTACTGCTGAGCTTTATATGACAACAAGTCAAATTGATGAGCATGCTAAACGCTACAGCCAGTCATTTAAAAAGGGTTATGGTGTATGGGCTGATAATTATGAGCAGATGGCCTTGAAAACAGTAACTAAATTGTTGTTATCTAAATATGCTCCCTTGTCTATTGAGCTGCAAAAGGCCGTTTTATCAGACCAATCAGTCATTAAGGACGTGACTGAGGATAAGTTTGATTATATAGACAATCAAAATACATCTCTGGATTTATCCGTGACAGTTGATGATGAGTTGATGCAAACGCTTGTAGAAAATATTACTACAGGAGAGGTAAGTAAAGAAGCGGTATTAAACGGGGATTACAAATTTACACCCGAGCAACGGGAAGTAATCGAGGGACTTTGAAGTGAAAATAAGATGCTCAGCAATATCACTGATAATCGGGGATGGTCGAACTAAAGGCAATCCCCTTTCTGATACGGCTAAATCGTACTTGATGACCTTGGCAAAAGAAAACCTGTACGGCGTTCAGAGATTCGCCGGTGATAAGGAAACGGCTAAAGGCAAGCAATTGGAAGATATAGCTATAAAGGCAAGCGGAATGAAGCGCGGGCGGGTATTTACTAAAAATACTACCCGTTTGGAAAATGACTGGATTACAGGTGAATGCGATATTTATGTGCCAAGCGAACGACTAATTATTGATACAAAATGTTCATGGGATGTTTTTACACACCCGCAGTTTGTCGATGAGGCTCAAAAGAAAGCTCAAAAGGCCGGATATATTCATCAGATGCAGGGCTATATGTGGCTTTATGATTGCGATAAGGCCGATATTGATTTTTGGCTATTCCCCTGCCCTGAAAACTTATTGGGCACTTACGACCGCACGGAAGTGCTGGTTGATGCGGTCGAGGATATTCCGTTGCTTAAACGGGTTACTACTGTAACGGTAGAAAGGGATGAAAAGGCAATTGAGAAGATTAAAGAAAAGGTTGAAATTTGTCAGGACTATTATGAAAGCCTGATAAAACAGGTTGCATGAAAGGATGATCCATGTCTGTAAATAAAGTAATCCTGGTTGGCCGTTTGGGTCGTGACCCTGAAGCTCGATATATGCCCAGCGGCGAAGCAGTAACCAATTTTTCTATTGCTACAGAAGAAAGATGGAAAGATAAATCTGGACAGCCTCAAACCCGTACCGAATGGCACAATATTACCCTATTTGGGAAACTGGGGGAAATAGCCGGCCAGTATTTGCATAAGGGTAGTCAGGTATTTATTGAGGGTCGCATTCAAAGCCGTAAATACAGCGGAAAGGACGGTATCGAACGCATCGCTTACGATATCATTGGGAATGAAATGAAAATGCTGGGCGATAGCAATAACGCCTCTAATTCAGGCGGCAGTTATGATGCCGCACCTACTGCTTCCAACCCACCACCAGCCGCGCCACGGCGTCAGGCACCACGGCCAGCACCCACACCGGCACCTGTAGATGATATTGATGATTCCATTCCATTCTAGGAGAGATGATTATGGCTACTTATAGATATTTTGTAGATGGTGAACGTGATAACCTGTATAAAATTGAACCATATTATGAATATGATTTGAACAATCCGGATAGCTTGAGCCTCCTTGCGAAAGTGATGGCTGCGGATTATCACTATAATCATGATGGCGGATGGAGCGATGATTCTCCTATTAAAATAACCATTACTCATAATGATAAAGATATTGCTACTTTTTACATTGAAGTTGAGTGGCGACCGTTGTTCTCAATATCTAGAATTGATGAGAATTAAAATATCAATAACCCAGCCCGCCAACCAGCGGGTTTTATTTTATCTCTTACAAACAACGCAAATTGAAAGGAGTTAATCATGCTTGAAGTTAAGAAGCCCGATGCATCTGGAATTAAATTCCCTGTAGGTAGAAAAAGAAAGTGTGACGGGTCGGTTGTTATCTTTTGGAAAGAGACGCGTGCTACTATTGTTTTACAGGGTGAAGCCAAGGCCGACGCTGGGGGTACATATGATGGGTTAATCTCATGCATGAATGAAGATGAGTGGGAACCAGTAGACATACACATTTATGGATAAAGCTTATCAATTTAAATGCATTCAATGAGTGCATTTTCGTGGATGAGTAGACACAGCCAGCTAAATGCTGGCTTTTTTATTACGAGATACTAAGGACAATACCATGATTATTACAAGCGAATGGTTAGAAGCAAATAACTTCGGACATGACTACATTAATGAGTTCAACCGGCGTTTTCCATCTGGTGAAGCTGACGCTTTAAAGGTACTGAAAAAATGGGAAGAATTGGGCTATTTCGCCTTTGCCATGTGGTTACTAGATGAACTCCCGTCTAAAATGGAACCTTTAGTAATAGAAGAATATAAAGGCGGGGATATCTATTATCCCGGTGACGTGCATATCAAAAAAGAATGCATGCTTACTGGCAATATTATTGTTAACGGCACATTATCGGTTGATGGTAAGCTTATCGTTAAAGGTAGACGGTTCATCCTTGGGAATGTCAACTCAAAGATCGTTGTTATTACTAATGACGGAAACATTAGTGGAGGTGTCGAAGCTGATAACATTGCCATCGATGATAGTGGTTCCATCCATGGAGATGTTAGAACCAGAGAGCTTACTATATATGCTGATGGATATATCCTTGGGGATGTTTATGCTGAGAAAACTAATATCAGTGCTTTTGGGGGCATCTTTGGTAAAGTTGAAGTAGTGAAATCATCCGACAATAAATAACCCTAAATACCAACCATAACTTAACGACTATAGCCAGCCTAGTGCTGGCTATTATTTTGGAGTTGAATAATGAAAAAACAAGTCTTTATTAACGGAAAGTATTTACGAGCATTATCTTTGTTAAGTGCTAAAGATGATATTAGGTATTATGTAAATGCAGTAAATCTGCGCTTCAAAACAAACAGTGTAATTATAGAGGCGACTGATCACTTGGTTGTTGGTGCATTAAAAATTGATTTGCCAGAACAAGTTGGGGGAGAAAATCAATTTCAGCCAGATGATTGCTGCATAATCCCTATTGAATGTTTGGCTAAAATTAACCCCAAAGTACATTATATTATTACACAGGAAGATGGCATAATTTCTATTAAAAGCGATGGGTTTTGCGCGTCAGAACCCGAAATACAGGCTATTTATCCAGATATACCTAAATGGTTTAAAGACCAATGTAGCAAGGAGATTAAACCATCTAATTTTGACCCCGAATTATTAAATAGATTCCGTAAGGTAGGCAAAATACTTGACTCTAATAATACGCCTATTTTAATCCAAAGAGGAATGGCATCTGTAACAGTGCTTTTTCAGCAGACACCCAATTTTATTGGAGGGATATCCCCCTTTTGGCCGTTGAAGGAACCAACCATTCCCGAATGGGTATTTGATTAAACAACTTATAGCCAGCACCACACTGGCTATTTTATTTTGGAGAGTAACAATGAGTAATGAAAATTTAGAGATTAAATATTTCCAAATTGGCGATGAGCCCAATATTTACATAGCTTATGATATAGAGAGTATAAAAGTATATCTTTTAAATTTAATAAACGAAAACATAAAAAACGGCAATGAATTCGGAAACGATTCCCTAGAAATGGTTGTAGAAGATATAAATGATGGCAAATATAAAGATGTTGGTTCAGATTATGAATATAACGACGATAATGGCGATAGCGTTAAAGTGTCTTGCCATTATCCCAAGGAGGTTGTAGAACAACTCGGAACAGATCAAGTACTTGTAATTGATTTAGAGGAGTGGTGACCAGTTGAACAACAAGCCGCTTTTATGCGGCTTTAATTTTTGGGAAAATTTATTATGGAAGCAAATAAAGAAACAAAACTTTGTTACGCGGTTATCGATGACAACGGTGACGCCTACAACGACACAGTACATGATTCTATTGAAGAAGCTATATCGTTTGCTGACGAATTCGTAAAGTCAAGAGTATTCACAACTGTTCACGCGTATGAGCAAGTGCCAATCTCACCTAGTGGTGTTAGTCTTATTGATGTGGGCGATTTGCTTTTGGAATTAGATGAAAGGCTTGAGGATAACGGGTTTGAGGGGGCTGAAGTAGCTGATTCGTTGTCTGATGACGAAGTTAAAGCGTTACAAGACAAGATTGATAAGGTTTTAGATGAGCATATTAAAATTCCTTATTATGAGTCTGGCAAATTAGTTGAAAAAATCACATTAACCGAAGATGATTTAAAAAAAGTATTTGTAAATCCATAAGCCAGCTACTAGCTGGCTTTAATTTTGGAGTTTAACATGAACAGCCCTGTACTAGACCCCTGCTGCGGCAGTCGCATGATGTGGTTTGACAAGAAAGATGAACGCTGCCTATTTGGTGATAAACGTCAGGAATCCCATATTTTATGCGATGGTCGCGCGTTAGATATTAACCCAGATGTTCTTCTTGATTTTACGGATTTGCCATTCCTAGACGACGCTTTTCATCTTGTTGTTTTTGACCCTCCACATTTGAACAAAGCCGGTTCTAAATCGTGGCTGGCTAAGAAGTATGGAAAACTAGGACAAGACTGGCGAGATGACTTACGGAAAGGTTTTGCTGAATGTTTCCGAGTTTTAAAACCAAACGGCACTTTAATCTTTAAATGGAATGAAACCCAAATCAAGGTTAAAGATATTTTAGCCCTCACACCGCATAAACCATTGTTTGGTCATGTGACTAAAAGACATGGCGGCACGCACTGGTTTGCTTTTATAAAAGGTTAATTTGTCAGCTACCAGCTGGCTTTAATTATTTTGGAGACTAATATGACCCCAAAAGAACGCCCTATTCTATTTTGCACGGAAATGGTCGCGGCACTACGGAATGGAGATAAAACACAAACGCGCCGATTATTAAAACCAGCGCATCTTAAAAAAGATGGTGCTTTTACCATTCCCGGAACAAATGGCAACTTCTCGCCACCTCATGGCATGGCGGGAGATAAATTATGGGTACGTGAATCATTCAAGGTGACTAAATGCGGTGACTTGCTTTCATACACTCATGACACCCATTACACCCATTACACCCATTACACCGTAGAGTATAAAGTAGAGTATAAAGCAGGTGGCAATCAAACCGTGAAAGCTATGATTGATAGTATAGATTATTATCAATTGACAAGATGTGCCGGAAACCCAGCCAACAAGTGGCGGCCAAACCTACATATGCCCAAGCAAATATGCAGGTTATTCCTGAACCTCATAGCTGTTAGGCTTGAAAGGTTACATGACATTAGCGAAGCGGATGCCAAAGCCGAGGGCGCAGTTATTGAGGATGGATCATACGTAACCAACTATAAAAGAATATGGGAAGAAATTAATGGACAAGGCTCATGGGACGATAATCCGTGGGTTTGGGTGTATGTATTTACTATAGATAAACGCATTCCTGACCCGTCCTAACACAAGCCGGCTCAAAGCTGGCTTTAATTTTGATTATCAGGACAGATAACATGAAAACTAAATTGATTATAGATGGCATAGCGGCTTTTTTTATTGCCGGTTGTGATTTCGCAGAAGAGCGGAACGCCAAATTAGCAGAACGGGCTAGTAAACGTATTATAGAAACACAGATTGTGTTACATGATGGGCGCAAAATCACCTGCATTGTTTACAACGAACAGCTTTACGAAAGTAATAACCAAGACAAAGCCTCAGGCCTATCCTGCGACTGGCATAACACACAGCAACCTAAACAACCCTAAGCAAACGTAACAACACACACCGGCAATCTGCCGGATTTTTATTAATGGAACGACAAATGCAAACCGCACAAGCTGATTTAGGCACACTATTGTCCGACATCCTTAATAGACTAGATGCGCTTATTCTTGCGCAAAATGATAATAGCAATTTATGGAATGCAGAACGATGCGCCCGATTCTTTTCATGCTCAATTGGGCATTTTAAAAGTCGCATCGCGTGTAAGCCTGATTTTCCAAGGCCGGTAAAATTGAATCAAACGGCGCATTCTTTATGGATTCCAGCAGATGTAAAAGATTATGCCAAACGAAAGCAATCAATCAAGTAAATCTGCCAGATTAGCTGCGTCTGGGGCATAATAGGTATTAAGCAATATTTTTATATCTCTATGCCCTGAAATCTTTGCCAAATCCATCACATTCACCTTTTTAGACATTCTTGTCAAGGCTTCACGGCGTGAATCATGAAAATGCAGGTCAGATATTCCGCAAACGCGACAAGCCCGCCTGAATGTGGTGCTTAATGAATCTGGATCAAGGTCGAAAACAGTAGGCAAATTAACCTGCTCAAGCTGATGAAGTAGTTTTATTGCAGCCTTAGATAACGGGACATCGCGAGAGTAGCCGTTTTTAGTCATTTCTAAGTGCGCCACCCTGCGGTTAAAATCGATATCGCCCCACTCCAAACCACATAATTCACCAGCTCGCATAGCTGTTTCAATTGCAAACAAGAAAGCCAAGGCTACACGCTGTTTTTTCAGTTTAGGAGGGGTGCTATCATCATAATGACACCATAAGCAAATGCGATGTATTTCATCGTCTGTAGGCCTGCGTGTACGCGCTTTATTTCCTTGTGGCCTTTTGATCTTACGGGCAGGATTGTCGTAGATGAGCCCCCACTCTTTCATTGCATGATTAAGTACGCTAGAAATAGTAGTTAGTTCACGGGCGACGCTAGGAGATTGTACTTTCTTTAGACGATCATCCCGCCATTGAGCAATATGGGTTGGCATTAATTCAGAGACAAGAACATTGGCCAAATCAGTTTTTAGTACTAGGTTAAGTCTAATATGCTCATTTCTATGCCCTCGCTTCAAAGGCGTTACTTCTAACAAATATCGACGGATAAGGTCGCCAACAGTAATATTCTTCGGCGTCAATCCTAGTCGTCTGCTATTGATATCTGATTCTGTTTGTACTGCCCATTCGCGCGCCTCGGCTTTGGTAGAGAACGTTTTGGTTACTTCTTTACCTTTAAGGCGGACGCGCGCAGTATATTTGTCCCCGCGTTTGAAGATGGAAGCCAT